GAAGGCCAAATCCGTGCTGGTTTCCTGCCCGTACTGCCAGTAGTCGAGGCTCTGCTCGGCCACCACCAGAAGGCAGCTATCTCCGGGCTTGACCGGAAAAGCGACTGTTGCGCCCTGTGCGTTCCCCTGTGGGAATACGACCGGAACGCCGGTGACTTGCGGGAAATCCATCGTCTTCCCGTCCGGTTTCTTGAACTTCATCGCGGGCTTGACCGTTGCGATGCCCTTTGCGGCGTCAAAGCTGACAATCCGCCCCGGCATGGCCGTATGGATGCCGCGAAGCCCACGTTGGACGGTGTTCTGGATCTCCTGCACAAACTCCTGCATCATTACCCCTGCACCTCCATGAGCCGCGCCGTACACGTCCAGTCACCGGAGATATTGTCCCCGGCCTGCGTCAGCTTAGCGACGCGGAAATAACCCGTGACAGTCTTGCTCTCCAGCTTCACATAGTCGTCAATGTGGATGGCCCCGTTCAGGAAGAACTCGACCTCCCATCCGATGCTGGTCTTATCGCTCGTTTCGGAGTTGGCCTCAGTGACGCGGGCAGGGATGCCCAGCAGCCCAGAGTCCTCAGAGAGAACGAAGACCTCACGGCTCATGACATCCCCCGGCTTCTTGACCTGCATGACGCCGTTCTGCAGACTCCACACGAGGCCGCAGCAGGCGCATCCCTTCGTCATAATATCGCGGGCGAGGCCGACGAAGCTGAAGCCGTTGGCGATGTCGGCAAACTCGGCATTGTACGAATACGTCACCGCCACACCCATCTGATTTGCCACATCGTCGAAGATGGTCTTCCAGTTCACCGTGCCCACATACGAAATCGTGACGTAGGTATCGCGGATCTCGACGAGGTTGTCTACCACCTCGATCTCCGTCTTGCGGTCTGCGCCGTCGTGGGTCGTGACGCAGTTTGTGACGATGCCGGCGAAAATCAGCGGCATACGGCTTCCGTAGCCCGCCTTCAGGGACAGGACGCAGTCCTTTTCGTCCAGAGTGGCAAGGTGCTCCTTGTTCAAGTTCCAGACGGTCACGCGCCCCGTGTTCTGCGTTTCAAGGTCGGTGCGCTCAATGGAGAAATTGATGTGCAGCGGGACGGGCTGGCTCTTCGACTTCTCGCCGATCTCGAAGCCCATGCCGCCGGCTTTACCTGCAGCCAAGCGATACTCTCTGTCGAAGTTCGCAGACATCAAAATCCCCCCTCTCGTTTTACAAACGACTTTGCTCAAAAAGCAAAATCACGAAAAATAAGCAAAGAAAACACGCTCGTGCGTTTGCAAAACGCACACCAAATATATTTACTGGTTAGGTTAGATTACGGTATAGGTTACGGTTACGGTTACGGTTACGGTTATGCGCGGACTGTCCTCGGATTTCATGCGTGACCGTCCCACGGAGCGTCCGCGGACAGTCCGTAGGACGGATAGAAAAGCGGGTCAGTCGCTATCTTCCGCAGGGCAGAATACGAAGCTGGCCTTCCCGTCGAGAAAATCATTCCTCCCGATGTGCTCCAGCTTGGTCATCACACCGAAAACACCGCTTGGCAACGCGGTCACGCCGTAGAACAGGTTCATAGGGAACCTCGGCACAATCTTGATGCCGATGACGATAGGCTGACTCTGCGTGTCATAGAGGCCGAACTTCCAGAAGCCGCCGCGGTCGTTCCATGTGAACCGAATCAAATACGCCTTGCCGTTCAGAACGACGCGGCTCATGCTGTCATTGAGGTCTGGGACTTCGATGATCGTATATTCCATCTCGTTTCCCTCCTCATGAAATCAGGCCGATTGACTTTGCGGCACCATAGAGGACGCTCGACTTGCTGTTGCCAGAGCCGTTGCCAGAGCCAGAACCCGAACCGGAGCCGCCGGAGCCACCGGAGCCTGAGCGTCCGCTGCTCCCGCTGGACGTGTTGGCCGTGCCTGCAGAAGCGGCGGTCGCACCGCTCTTGCCGTAGCTGGCGGGGATGGTCGCCGTCCGCGCCGTCGTAATGCGAATCTTGCGGAACGAAATTGGGATCTCTCGGGCGTAGCCTACCTCGGCGCTCTTGCTGATGGTCAGGTTCTCAATCGCCATGCTGGTGTAGGTGGCGTCGCTGGTGACGATTGTGACCGGCTCGGCGGCGTAGTACAGCTCCTCCAGCCGCTTCGTGACCTGCTCAACACGGCCGCGCCCGCTGTGGCTTCTCCATGTGACCGGAGTATCGGTGACATAGAGAACCATGTTCAGCGTTTCGGCGCCGTGGATGATCGCGTCGCTGACGGAGAAGCCGCTCTCAACGGCATACTCAGGAACGGTAGCCTCGTAGCCATGCTCCTCGCTGATAAGCGCGTCGAACTCGATGCCTGCAATGGTGACAGGTCTTTTTGCTCTTGCCATCTACGTCACCTACCTTGCATACGCGAGGGCGCGGGCCATCTCGCCCGTAGAGTCGCCTGCGGCCTTATCCATCGCCGCTGCGGACTTCTGCTGGCCGGCACGGTCGCCCTCGAACTTGTTGTTGATGTTCACGTTCTGCACGACGCTCTTGCTGACGCTGTTGCTGCCCATAGCCGTCCGCGCCGTGGTGGGGCTGGCTACGTTGGCCTGCGCCATGATGGACATATCGCCCGTCAGAGCGCCGAGCGCATCGCGTACCTTGGCCTTGCCCGCGCTGATGCCCTTAGTCATCAGGTCGATCATGTCGGGCATATAGGTGTGGAAGTCACTCAACGGGCCTTCATCCGGTTCGGAGAAGCCGAGGAAGCCCTTGATCTTGCTGGCGACGCCGGAAACGGCCTCGCCGACCTTACCGACCGCGCCCTTGATGCCCTCGACAATGTTGTTGATGATGTCAGCACCCCACTGCAGGGCCTGAGCAGGCAGACTCTTGATCCAGTCGATAGCAGCGGTGAAGCCGGTCACGATGCTGTCCTTGATATTTCCAATCGTGCCGGTGATGCCCGACAGGATATTCGTAAACGCCGTCGTGATGGCCGTCCAGATGTTGGTGGCGACACCGGAGATGAACTCCCAGATCGTCGAGAATACCGTGGAGATGGTCTCCCAGACGGCGGAAACCGCACCGGACACCGTCTCTTTGATGCCGTTCCACACGCTGGAGAAGAACGTGCTGATGCCTTCCCAGATGCTCGTGAAGAAGTTCCCAATCGACGTGAAGATGTTGACGAAGAAATCCTTGATGGCCGTCCAAATGCGAATGGCAAAGGCTTTGATTTTATCCCAGTTCTTGTAGAGCAGGATGCCTACGGCAATCAGGGCCATAATCGCCAGAATCACAAGGCCGACAGGGCTGGACACGAATGAGATAACCGCCGAGACGCCCTTCACAACCGAAGTGACCGTTCGCACCACGGCGATGACGGTCTTGACGGCAGCTACGACGCCTATGATGACGGCGATGATTTTTGCGATGGCCTCGCCGACCTTCACCCACTTATCTGTGTCGATGTTGCCGTTCGCAAGCTGGTCGGCAAGGTTTGCGAACTGCGGGGCGATTTTATCTATAATCTTGCCGATGGCCTCGAACACCGTCTTGATGACGCTCCAGATGCCTTGAAAAATCGGGATCGCCACATTTTTGATGCCCTTCCATACGGCGGTCAGAATGGTCTTGATGTTCTCCCAAATCTTGATGATGTTGGCGCGGAACTTATCCACGTCAACGCCCGCCCTTTCAAGCAGGCTTCCGAGCAGGGAGTTGTTGCCCTGCATGAAGTTGATGAAATCCTCCACCAACAGAGCAATAATGATGATTTTTGCCGCCATCAAAAGAGCCTCTTTGTTGACTCCCTTTAGCCCCTTGATGATGGCTGCCACACCACTTGTAATTTTGTCGAACTTGAACGCGAATAGTAGTGCGCCTGCCGCAATGGCCAGTAGTTTCAGCAGATTCCCAGATCCGCCGAGCTTGTCGTTGAGCCATACGACGGCATTTCGGACGCGGTTCATCACGCGCATGGCTGTATCGGAAAACTTCACCATCGCATTGGCGATAGTGTTCGTCACTCCAAGCGTACTGTCCATCTGCGTCAGCCAGAGTCCCCATTGGCTTCGGATGACGGTCAAGGCGTCTGTGATTCTGTACTGTACGCCTCCAAACTTTTGCTCAATGGTGTTGGCATTGTCTACGAACGCAGCCTTCAGATCTGCGACCGTCATAGTTCTGGACGATGCCATCTCTTCCAGTTTATCGGAGGTCGTGCCGAGCTTCTTGTTGAGCAGTTCTACCGCTTCGGGTGAACGCTCCAAAAGCTGGCTGATTGTTTCGCTGTCAACATAGCCCTTGGCGAAGGACTTGTTAATTGCCTCCATAAGACCGGCAATATCTTCATTCGTCTTACCGGCGGACTTAAACAGCATTGTTGCCGCATTATTGAACTTGACCGCTTCGTCGATGTTGCCAAACAGCTCTGGGCTTTCGTGCACGAGGTCGGAAATCACTCCTGCAGTTTCCGCATAGCTGCTTCGCGTTTGCCGAGCGGACTCCATGATTTTCTTCTGAATCTCAGCTTGGTCTCCGAGCGCGGCGGTTGAGTTCTTGACCTGTTCATTGACGCGCCCGAACTCTTCCACGAGGGCGTTGATCTTGGTCAGGCTGAACCCGATGCCTATTGCGCCGAGAAGTTTCGTCGCGGTGCTCTTGATGTCAGAGATTGTTCCGTTGACTTTTTTTACGTCGCCTTCGCGTACTTTGAAGCCAACCTCGTTGATAAACTTCACAATCGTCACGAACAATCGCCCTCCTTTCATAGCAGATTTGACCGCTCCGTGTTGACCGTGCCGCTTAAAGCTGATGGGATATTACTCATAAGCCGTAAGGCTATATTTCAGAGAGGAGCGCACAATCATGGCAAACACGGTTCTCGCCGGTGATTACAGCGGCCTGATTTCGTTCAAGGGCGGCAAAAAGGGCTTCTCATTACCGAGAACAAATTCTTCGGCGCAAAGAAGACCTTCATCAACAAGACTACCGTAGACCACTACGAACTGGTCATGCAGGAGGGCAATTCCAGCATGGGCAGCGGCGTGGCTCGCGGCGCTGTTGGCGCAGCACTCTTTGGCGGAATTGGCGCCATCGCTGGAGCTAACTCCGCCAAAAAGAACAGCGATTACACTGTCTCGATCATCTTCAAAGACGGGACTAAGGCTTTGTGTTCTCTTGACGCTGACAACTACAAAGCCCTCGTCCGCATCATGTACTGAGGTGCAAATGGAAAAGCTCGCTCCCACGCGGAGCGGGCTTTCTATCTGCCCATTTCGGCCTGCATCTCCTCGGCTTGGAACCGCTCGATGTCCCTGTCCATGCTATACAGCGCGTACAGCTTCAGAGCTTCGTCGAGGGTGTAGGCTTCGTCCAACTCGGACTTCGTGGCAATACCCGCTTTGATAAGCGAGTACATTCTCAGCTCAAGCTCGCTGAAGCGTCCGAAGTCGAAGTCTCCCCATTTTCGGATGTCGGAGTCCCCTTCCGCAGCTTGTCGATAAGGCTGCCAGATCGGATTCCGACTCTCTTGAAAAAACCCTTGAAGTTCAGCTTGATAACTTCGTAGCACAGGATGAACATATCCTGCAGTTCGCCGCAGAACACCTCGTCGGCAAGGTCTTTATCCAGAATGACGGTATTGCCGTCGGTGTCCTCGCCCTGAACGCTGATATTCTGCTGGTCGATCAGCAGGCGGCGCATCATGCGTTCGACCTTGTCACCAGAAATCGTAGAGAGTGCGCTGCTGATGGCAGGCATAGCCTCCTCGATGTCCATGTCCAGCGGGTTCGCTGCGGCGTCAGAGCCGCCGTCTCCCGTGTCGAGGCCGCCAAACAGCGGGGCGATACCCGCCAAAATCGGGGCCAGCAAGGCGGCCAGTTCACCGCTGATGTTCGCCGCCGCAAAGGCGCCGAACGGGCGGATATAGAACGTGTTCTCCCCAATGACCTTCTCAATCGTCTGCATTCTTCTCATAGTTCATAACCCCCTCGTTATGTACGGTAGAGGCCGCCCTTTACGGACGGCCTCTTTGCGTTGCTTACTCGGTCAACTCGCCAGAGCCGGTGTGCAGCTCCCACTCGCGGTTGTTGGACTCTTTGCCGAAGCCGCGGGATGCGGGCTTGGCGGGCCATGCCGCGTCGGAACTGAACACCATACCGCCCTTCAGGTCTTTAATCAGGATCGGGAACATACCGTCGCCGGTCTGACGGTCCTGCTTGAAGCGGTTCTGCAGGAAGCTGTTCGTCTCGGAGGTCTGCAGCACGGTCAGCTTCACGATGTAGGTATCATCGGGGCTGATACTGCGGACGATTTCGCCGTCGCAACCGACCTTCTTAGTGACACCGTCTCCATTCGGGTCGATGGTGATAAAGCTGTCGTCGGCGTAGCCGGCGACAATGTGGTTGCCGAGCGCAATCGTGACTTCCTTCGGGTTGTAGGTCTTGATCTTACCCATCTCTCAGTTCCTCCTTCCTTACAGTTCGTAGGTCAGGCTGCCCTTGAGCTCGGCGAAGTGGATTGCACCGGCCAGTCTGGCCTTGAACTTGCACTTCGTCAGTTTACGGGACGCCTTCTCGGACGCGGACAGGCTGGCCGCCAGAGGAACGGACGTGACGTAGCCGGGGATCTCGGTGCCGTCCTCGTCGAACTCGCTCTCGGCGATGCCGCCGGCGTCCTGACCGGACTTCAGCGAGGCAATCATCTGGTTCTGCACCAGAGAGATACCCGCGTCGGTGTACGGCACCTTCGGGCGGGTGACGAACAGATTGACAACGCGAAGCTGCATATCGTTCTTCAACCAGTCGCGGAACCGGATGATGTCCGCCCACTCGTTGCCGATGACCTTGCCGTTCATGCTCAGGTTCTTGCTTCCGACCGTGATGAAGTAGTTCAGGCTCTTGTCGGCCAGAGCCTTCATCTCCGTGCTGGTCAGCTTGGACGGGTACACAGAAGCAAGCTGCTTGAAGGCAGTCGTCTCGCTACCGGACTCGTAGTTCAGCCACTTCGCAACGAACGCCACGTTGATGTAGCGGTTCGCGGGCGGGATGTCCTCGTCGGCCTGATCCGTAGTCTCGCGGCCATAGACGCCCAGAGTACGGAAGTAGACGTTGCCGACGGACGGTTGCACCAGATCCTCACCGTCCTCGCGGACGGTGCCGGGGGCTGCGAAGCAGTCCAGTTCCGTGTAGCAGAAGAGCTTCTCCTGTGTTTCCATGTACGCGGCGATCTCCTCGTACTTGGCGGGGTCAACACCCGCGGTGCAGAGCACGTACCAACCGGAGGTAGCCAGAGCGCGGGCGATGGTGGTCGCCGGGGTCTCCATTTCGCTGTCCGGGGTGTTTGCGGGCTCGTTGTCCTCGGCGGCCTGCGTGGCAGGTGCGTCGGGGTCGGGGTACGAAATAGCCACGGTGTAGAGCACCGCAGTACCCCCGGTCTTATTCACCGCGACGGTGAACTGCTCCTCCCCGCCCTTGTCCAGCTTCTTCAAGCTGTTCCACACAGGGCAAGCCTTGAAGCTGGCACCGTCGGTGATGGCGGCGTCCTCGATGGTTGCGGTATAGCCGTCGGCGATCAGCGCCGCCAGCATATCGAAAAGGCCGGTGTTCTTGACGCCGGTGATCGGGCCGTCCAGAACCATGCTCAGCTTGCGGGCAGACTCCTTGAAGGAGATGGCGCAGCCGGTAAGGACCTCTTTCTTGCCCGCATACTGCGCGACCGCAGCATTGGTGTCCTTGATGGTCTGGCCGGCCACAACAGCGCCTTCGGAGAGTTGCTGAACAGCGATATACACCGCCGTCGGGCGAGGACTCTGAGCGAAGGCCACGCTTGCGGCAAGGCCGACGGGGTCGGCATCCGCGCCGCTTGTGACGAAGCCGGCGTTTTCCACTTCGCTGATGTCAGAGTAAACCCCAACGCGGGCCGGGGACTTGGCGCCAGCCTTCGGTGCAGGACCCATAATCAGCAGATTGTCGAAGCTGGTATCATCCACAATCGGGGTTGCGATGTCGATGTCTACCGTGGCAATCATGTCGTAGTTCTTACTCATTGCCTGTTTCCTCCTTTATCTCAACTTCGGTGAAGTAGCCGGTTTCTTCCTTTGCCAGCTCTTCGGTTCCGCCACCGCTGGCGGACGGCTCGAATGTCGGAACGATGATAGGCTCCTCCTCGTCGCCCCAAGGCCCGGACTTGCTATCAGTCTCAGGCGGCTCGGTAGGCGTGTAGGTCGGCTCCTGCGTTTCCGGGTCTTTCTCGCCTGTGGGGTACTGCAGGCTGCTTTCCAGCAGCGCCGTGGAAGCTCCCACTGCCTTTTGGGTAAAATAAAACTGAACCGTCAGGCGAGAACGGAACTCGTAGCTCGTATCGTTCACAACACCTGTCAGGTTCAGCACATCGCCGTCAATCAGGATGCTCACATCGTTCTGATGGCTCCATTGGACGGTATGCTCGGAATTGAGGAAGTCGGCAAAGGACAGCATATCGTCCACCGCGTTATCCTCGTATGCCACGACCTTCCCTGATACTTCATCGACGACCGGCGAACCGTTCGTGAACAGATCCACCGTGATCGAGAAGCGGGAGAGATAATGCCCGACGACCTCGCCATCTACGAATGTGTAGTTCGGAGCCTGCGGGCGGTGGACGTTGCCGGGGGTCAGCACCACAAGCGGCTCTTTTTGCTTGGCCGTGCGGCTCTGATTGGCGAATACGACGTTGGCGCCGCCGAAATACTGCTGGGTCAGAGCGCGGAACAGCTCCTTGGCCTGCCCTACTCTCATGGCGTATCACCTCCGTCGGTCGGCTTTGCGAGCGACAAGAAGCCCTCCTCGTCAATCACCAGCCCGGAATCGTCCTTGATGCGCACCACGCCGACGGTGTCTGCGGACGCAATGGGGAAATTCGTAATGGGCGGGATCTCCTGCTGGGTCTTCCCCGCTGTTGCTGGGTCATCCTGCGGCGGGTCTTCGATGTCCGAAGCCCGTGCGCCGTCTGTCGGCACGAGGCAGAACTGATAGTTCAAGTGCGACAGCACCGTATGATCCCACGGCTGGGCGGCAGTACACTCGTACCAGTCGCCCATGTAGTACAGCAGGTCGCCCTTGATGCCGGTAGCTTCGCTGGCCGGTATCAGCACATCGGTTCCGTGGCCTTCCAGATGCTTCATCTTGCGTTCGCCCTCAGGCAGCGCAAGCATCGCATCCGAACCCATCGGGTGGATATGCAGACTGGCAACAAAGTCCTCGTGGTCTGCGGTGATGTAACCGCGAATGTTCTGCGGCTCTTTGAACCGGCGTACCCAGTATTTCTTGTTGAACAGCGTAATGTTCACGGTCAATCACCTCGTTCCTTGATGACGAAGTCAACCGACTGCCTCATGTGGCCGGTGTCTATCAACGGCTGCTCGGACTTTTTCTTCTTGATGGTGGATGGCTTATTCGCCACGAAACCGCCATCGACGATCTCCTGCTGCACAAGGCCCTTGCAGAAGACACCCAAATCCTTGAGGGCCTTTTCGGTGGTGCCGCCCTCGGCCAGCGTCTTGTTGACCTGCTCACAGGCCGCTTTCAGTTCGGGCTCGTGGTTCTCGAAGCTCTGTCGCATGAACGGTCTGGCTGGGCTGTCAGAGGTGCCGAGTTCGTTGTACGCGGCCACGTCCGCAAGGGATGTGCCGTCTTCGTAGGTCTGGCCCTCTTGGAACCCGACCTGCACTTCAAGCCGGGAGAGCTTCTGCAGTTGCTCGAAATACCTTCTGCCCTCAGGCGTCAGGTCTGAAATGCTCAACGCCATTACGGTTCCTCCCTGTCAACAGAGAGCGTCCCGTCCGGTTCCAGCTTCAAGCCGGAGCCGGGGCGTACCTTGATGCCGCCGAGGACGGCGTCAGAGGCGACCGGCACGATACACGGATTGTTCTTCCCTTTGCCGCCAGAGCTGTCAAGCTCACCGCTGCAATGGATTGGGACAATAACCATCCGCCGGAGTTGGAGAAATTGAACGCCGTAAGCGGTCAAACCGAGTTCGGCATCCGTTGCGAGGTTGGAACTCTGATTCGCCCCGAAGCTGATGCTGCTCCCGCCCTCGGACACGCTTCCAACAGCGAAACCGATGCCGATAGCGCCCATATCTCCGAGCGGATTCTCGCCATACCCGGCCATCTTCAGCTTGTGGCAGACGAGATAGGCAATCGCCTGTTCATACAGCTTCCCGAACTGCTTGCGGCTCACCATAGGGCGAACCATCTCCACCCAAAGGTGAAGCTCCGCGTCGGTCAGGGAGATGAACTCTTTCCCGATCAGTCGGATGTACTGGATGGCCTTCATGGCGCTCACTCCTTACTTGTTCTCGTCGGCAGCCTTTGCGGCAGCAGCCTTCTTGGCGGCGTCAGCCTTGGCCTTATCCTCTGCGGCCTTCTTGGCAGCAGCTTCCGCCTCAGCCTTGGCCTTCGCGTCAGCTTCGGCCTTTGCCTTGGCTTCTGCCTCGGCCTTCACCTTGGCATCCTCTTCCAGCTTTCTCGCAGCAGCCTCTTCGACAGCCTTCTGGAAGGCGGCCTCGCTCTCGTCGGTCTCCAGCAAACCCTTGGCGATGAACGCCTGAATGGCGGGCAGCTTGAGGGTGGCCTCATTGATGTCCATAGACGCATCGGGCATGAGGATCGTCGTGCCGATGTTGATAATCTTGGAGCCCTTATTTCTGATCTTCATGATGAACCTCCTGTTATTCGTGGACCGCCGCAGGGTGGCTCCTCGACGGCCTGACGTTATTCTCGATTGACGCGAATGTTATGGGGAGATTGCCACTTGGCAACCTCCCCATAAAAAATTTCCCCTCTTAGGACACGCCGACCGCGATCAGAGCGGACAGCGGGTAGTAGACGATGACGCCAGCGGTGCGGGCCTCGCAGAGAATGATGGTCTCCAGCTTCTCGACCTGCAGGGGGTACTGGTAGAACGGCATCGGGTTCTCCAGAGTCAGCTTGCGGGGGTCGTTCTTGAACAGGAACGCCACGCCCTGGGGGTTGCCGCCAACCGCGTAGGGGTTGGTCTCGGGAGAGTCGGCATCCAGCTCAGCGGTAGACACGACGTTCTTGATGTACGGAGCGTGCTCCTGAATGAACGCCAGAACCGTGGTGCTGGTGTCGGGAATGCGGCGGGTGGAGATGTCCATGAACACGTCAGCGGGGACACACAGGGTATCGGGGCGCTCGACGTTCTTGGTGATCTTCGCAACCTGCTTCGCCATGCCGTTCACGTCGGCGAGAATCTCGTCGGCGGACTTGTCGGCCCACTTGGTCTTGCCGCTGGCATTGGCGCCGATGGTGTAGAGAGGAATATTCTGACCGTCGGACAGAACGCCCATCAGGCCGCTTTCCTCGTCGCCGCACCATGCGATCTTGTTGGTCAGGGCGTCGATCTGGTAACGAGCGGACTCACCCTTGCGGGCGTCCAGAGACTTGCCAGCCAGACGAGAAGCCCGCATCTCCTGAGCGGAGTAGCCGTAGCTGTCGCCAATGGACTTGATCTTGGCGAAGCTGGGCTTGCCGGTCACGTCCGCACGGGGCAGGTCGGTGGAGTAGTTGTCGATAATCTTCGCCAGACCGGTCTTGTCGTAGGTGTAGTAGGTGATGGTCTCCGCGCCGGGGTCGGCCTCGGAGCTCTGCGGGAACAGGTGCAGGGCCGTCAGTTCGGGGTACTCGACGTCGTAGGACTGAGCCTTGACGTGGTCGAGTTCACGGGCGAAAAAGACGGAAGCATCCTCGGCACTATCGAAGCGAGTGCCCTCGGAAGCCATGATAGCCTTGGGGATCTTGGAGCCCCGCAGGGTCATGGCCTCGTCGCTATCATAGTTCATGTGCTTTTTGGTAGCCATAATTCACGTTCCTCCTTTTCTTACGCCTGAGCCTGATTGAACAGCTCAATCGGGGCAATCTGGGCGTTGGTATCGACGCCGCCGACAAAGCGGGCCTTGACGGCGATGGTGGCGGGGTCGCCCTGATGGCCTTCGCCAGAAGCAGGGGTGCCAGCCTCGTTGGTGAAGCAGCCAGCCTCTTCGCCCTCGGTAATCAGGTAAACGCTGTCACCGTAGGCAGGCTGGACGCCCTCAGCCACGCGGCCGTAAATCTTGCCGTAGCGCATGACGCCAACGGCAGCACCCTTACGGACGGCGAGCTTGCCCTCCAGATCGTACTCGGTGGTGCGGTTGTTGGTGGTGATGCCCTCAAAATTGGCGGCGGTAGCGGCCTTCTTGGGCAGGGCGATATTGACACCGGGCTTGCTGCCCTGAACGACGCCCGCGCCGAACTTCAGGACGCCGTTCTCCTCTTCATTGAGGAAAGTGTCGATCTGGTGCGGCGCGACATCAACGATACCGCCAGCCGCGCCAATAGGGGTGGAATAGCCGTACTTGGTCTGAGCACTCATGTTACTTTTCCTCCTTTGCTCTATTCTGGCGACGCTCGATCATCTTCTGACGGGCGGAATCAGCAGAACCGACGCCGTTGCTGACAGGGATGCGAGAGTCGCGGTTGAACATCTGCTTCTTCTGGTAGCCGACGTCCTTCTTGGAGCGGGACTCGACGTCGGCGACGGCGTACTCGAACGCAGCGTTCACGAACGCATCGCTCTTGCCGTCCAGACGCATCTCGGGACGCACAGCCTTGATGATGGCCTTCTTGGCGGCGGAGATGCTCATATCCTCAACACCGTCGAGGTTCAGGGCCTTACCGATCATGCCGATCTTCACGCGCTGGCGGATGATGGCGTCGATGCCGTCGGCGTTCAGGACTTCGCCCTGGGTGTGGTCGGCAGGCGTCGCGGTGGGAATCGCGTCGTCGTCGCTGTCCTGATTGTCGGTGTCGTCACCCTCGTCGTTGTTCTCGTCGGTGGTGTCATCACCCTCGTCGGTCTGAGGATCGGTGCAGCCAGCCTCGTCGAACTCCTTCTGCGCGAGCAGAGTGTCGATGATGTCGAACAGGATGTCCATGTCCTCGTCCTGATTGGCAATGACGCCCTTCGCGGACTCCAGATCCTCAGGGTCGCCGTCAGCATCGCGGCGGTCACGGTTGTCCTTGACAGCCGCCACCTTATCCTCGACAGTCTGAGGCTCCTGACCGGCGGGAGCGACAACGGTATCGTCGTCATCCTGCGCAGCAGCGGGGGTGTTGGTGGGCTTGGCGCTGACTACGGGATCAGTACCCTCGGTGGGGTCCTCGTCGGTCTTGGCGGCGAGGCGCTGAGCACGGCGGGCCTTGTACTCCTCGATGGCCTTGGCGAGCTCTTCCGGGGACAGAACGCCATCAGCGCGACGAGCATTCTTGGGAGCATTTTTCTTCTTCATGACTTTTCCTCCTTTGAGAGTTCTTGCAGGATCACGGCCATCAATATTTAACCGCGCCTGTTCACCGGCTCTGGCTTCCCGGACCAAGGCCAAGTGGTTGATGCGGATGTCTCGCTGGATGGCGTCGTAGTGCTGGCCGTTCCACTCACCCGGCGTTTCATCGAGCGTCAGATTGTAGCCGAGGGACAGCTCCTTCAGGCCGCAATACCGCATCTCGTCGGTGTTGTGAATAACGATCTCCGCACGGACGTCATCCCCGCTTCGATACCCTTCCGTCAGGATGGTGCCGATCTGATGCTTCTGGACGTTGTCCTTATCCACCAGACCCGCATCATGCGTGATGATGATGGGCTTGCCCTGATACGAGGCAAGACTCTCAGCAGCGAAGACTTCCTCAGGGAGCCGAAGCTCCCTCCTGACGCTCCCGTCAGGGTTGGTGTACTCGAAGATACCCGTGCTGGTCAGGATCGGCCTGTCCATCAGGTAGCCTTCGGGAGTGAAATACGTCTGGTTCAGCGGGAGGCTGTCCAGACGGATCACCTGAGATAATTTCGGGGCCTCACTCATTGGGCCCACCTCCTTTCGGAGTGTTCTGCAGCGTGAGCATCACTTCTTCTCCTCACTCTGCCCGTTGTCTCCGTCACCGTCCCCGGCCTTTTCAGCGGTCAGGTCGCCGGCAGCGAAGACGCTTCCGCCCTCGTCGGCGTTGGTTTCCTCTGCCGCAGCCACAACGGCCTTGGTGAGTTCCAGCGTCAAAATCTGGACGTGCTCGATCTCGTCGAGAAGCAAACCCTGATACACGTCGGTCAGGTCGGGGGCATTCTGCTCCACATCCTGCACTCCCATAGCAAGAGAGTCGAGCTTTTCGCTCACCTTGCCAAGCTGACGCGCAAGACTGCTGATTGCACAAGCGTTCTTCACAGCTTTTCCTTCCTTTCTTCTGAATTTGGCGCCGGGTGTGCCCCTGCGGGAGCGTCACGGCTTCGGGTGGGTCTATATCTGGTCATCGCACTCACCACCTATTCGCCCTTTCCGAAGCGGTCACGATGGAAGGTGCGTTCCCATTCAGCGAACTTGTCCCTCTCGACTACCTCAGGCGAACAGTCCTTGCCGCAGCGTTTGCGGCTGCGCTTGCAGATGCAAACGGTCTTGCCGTTCTGGAAGTCGATGAAGACCTTGATCTTCTCTTTCGTTTCCATGTCCTCTCCTCCTCGCCTGATTATTTCATGGGGATATTCACCCCGTCGTAGTCGAACACGGGGATTGCCACACAGCGGCAACAGTAATCCTCGCCGGGGTGGCATTTTCGGCCGGTGTAGACTCGGCCAGCCTTGGTGTCGTACCACATCTCAGGCGGGTCGTTCCAATCGAAGGTCTTCCCGTTCAGCGCCGCATGGCACGGGCGGACGCGGGAATCGTGGGACGTAGACCACCGATATTTCTTGCATCCGGCGTCGGTCTGCTGCATCTTCGTGATCTGCGCGTTCAGCGTCGCAAGTTGGTCACGGGCCAAAAGCTGGGCGTGGCGCTTGGACGTGCCGTACTCGCTCTGGATGTCCTTCTGGATGTCACGGATCGGTCGCCCGTTCAAGTAGCCATCCAGAATGATTTGCCGCATATTGCCGAGCGTCTCGGTCGGCAGGCTCTTGATGTAGGCCACGTTCTCGGCGATCCACCTTTGGATGGCCTGCTCGTACAACTCGCCCGAGTAGTAGTCATCCAGGATGTCGATGCCCAGCGTGTCCTTGACGGCGCGTTTCCACTCTCGTACCGAGGTGTTCTGCGTCATCTTGGCGATCCGCTGGATTTTGCTGTCGAGGCCGAACTGCGCAATGCGCTTTTCCAGAGCTGCAGACACTTCCTGAAGCATCTGACGGATGCGGGCGTCGAGGTCGCGGCTGTCATCCAGTCGGGAGTCTCCATGCCGTTCCCGCTTGTACTCGTTCATCATGGCGGGCAGTTTCTTCTTCAGTTCCTCGTTCAGCAGCCGCATATAGGCGCCGGCGATGCGCCGGTACTCACGCTCTGCAGATTGCGGGTATTGCGGGGTGGTCTTCGCAGGAAGGGGTCTATTCCCCCGAAACTTGGGGCGTACAGCCTTTTTAACCGCCTCTTGGTATTGGTTGTTGGTCAAAGACAAAGCCCCCTTTACGGTCATTTACGCGGGTTTGGCGATGGGTTGCGGACATAAGAGAAGCAGGGCGGTCACTGTCCGCTCTGCCTATTTCCCATCTACCTCTTGCTGCTTGTAGACCAGCCCGCACTCATGCGCGTGTAGCTGGAGGTACAAGTCCGTCTCCGCAATTAGGTCGTTGCGCGTCATGTCGCCGTCCTGATACTTCTTCGCAAGCGACTCAAGGTGCGTAGCCACCGACCTTGCAGAATAGCCATCATAGTCGCTCGTCTTCTGTAACGAATACAGCTTGGTCTTGCTGGTCATATACATGACCTGTTCGTCGGCATTGGCAAAGCTACGGACATCGGTGTCCGAGAAGCAGCTATCCGTATCGCCGGGGTGATTATGCAGGGTGGAGTATGCCGCGTTGTTCTGGCCGCTTTTTACGCCGTGTGCGCTTCCGGTGTCTCTGGCGATTTCGTTTCCGTCTTCGTCATACGACACGAGGGTTTCATCCGCGTTGTTGCGGATTTCAAGGCTGGCCTTCTCTGCCGATTTTCTGACCTTCGAGTCGTCAGGGGCTTTATCAGCTACGCGCTTCCGCTCTTTTGCGACCTCTCGCAGCTTTTCATCTACCAACTCGTCGAGCTTGCCAGCCTGAATGGCTTTATCGACCTCTCGGAAGCGCATTCCCTTTTCCACCAGAAACTCCGCCTTGAAGTCTTCGCCCTTCCCATGAAACAACTTCGAGGCAGCAGGCGTCAGGGATGGTGCAGAGCCGCCCACTTGGCCGGGTACTCCCTCATGGCCGTGGTTGCCAGAGCCGGGGCCGCCGTCCTCTTCAAAAGGGGCGCGTTCACCTCGGAGGGCCGCTTTCAGGAGCTTCACGTCATCCGCAAACGGCTGGAACAGTGACGGAGTCAGCAGCTCGATTTCCTCCAGCGTTCTGAACTGCGGGTCGGCCATCTCGCCATCCACGCAATTCGGCTCGCCTTCGTACTCAGTACACAGGAAGATGTACGGCTGGATGCCGGTATCGAGCTCCATAGGGCCTCTACCGAGCGGGATCAACTCTTTCGGGCTGATGCCGAACTCTTCTTCAGCTTCACGGAACGCCGCCTGCTTCGGAGATTCGCCTTCCTTGATGTGACCGCCGGGGCCGCAAATCAGGCCGTGGCCGAACTCCGTCTTTCTGGTGCCGCTCAGAACCTTGCCCTGAGAGACCACCAGAACGCCTACACAGGCTCTTGTATCTTCGGGGGTAGATGTATTCCCATCACCCTTGACATCCTGTACCGAGGCTTTAGCGCGATTTTGCGGGGCGTTGGCGGCTGACTGTTGACGTTCCTCGTCGCTCATGTCCTGCGGCAGCTTGGTCGCAGCAGGTGCGGCGGCGGGAGCTTCGCCGTCTCCGCCGGGGTCTTTCTTGTGCTCTTCGGTGCTGGTTCCCTCGGCATAGTCGGCGAACTGTCCCTGTTCAAAAATGCTCTGCCCAACGTCACCGGAAACTGGATCGCCCTCTGCAGGCTCGTCGGGGAACAGATCCTCGTCGTCGTATTCGTCGAGCATATTCTCGACGTCGAACTCCTCGCTGTCGGCCAGCTTGGAGCGAACCTCGCTCGGGTCGATGACTTGCTTGTCGATGTAGAGCTGGGCAGTCTGTGCTCTGGTGAACTGTGTCTGTGCCCTCTTCTGGTCAAGGTCGGCCTGCTCCGTGTCGCTGAGCGACCACAGAGGATTGAACGACACCTTGATTTTCGGCACTTCATCAACCTCGCCGGTACGGACGCCGGCTTGGAAGATGACCGACAGCAGGTAGCGCAGGTTCTTCTTCACCATGCGCTTCTGGATGCGCTCCAGATAGTTGTACCAGTTCTCCAGATCGGCGTCGCCCGTGGCGTTCATGCCTGCCGGCGAACGGCCAAAGAGAATGGTCTGCGGAATTGAGGTCAGCGCCGACAGGAAGTTGCAGGTCGAGTCGATGACGTCGGAGACACCGCTGAACTGGAACTGCCTGAAGTCGTAGTCCTCGCCCTCACTGTCAATGGTGATGCTGTTCAGCAGGCCGCGGGCCATGTCAATCGTCTGCAGACGGCGCAGGACTCTGTCCTCACCCTCTTCGGTGGCAAGCTCTGCGGCCAGATCCTTCATCTTGTAGACCGCCTGAACGGAGCGGTCGAGCAGCTTCGTTGCGCTGCCGTGGGCCACTTCCGCGTCGCGGATGGCCCTGTTGATGCGCACATACTCAGGGATGCCCCAGAGCTGGTAAATCGAGTTGGTCGTGTTCTCAGGCAGGATGCCGTTCTGGAACACGAGGCACCTGCTGTCGTGGACGGTGAACGTACCGGTGCGGCTCGTCACATGGTAGAACTCAGGCATACCGAGGCGGGAGCCTCTGGTGCGGAACGGGTCACGCGGGTCGTAGGAGAACATACTCTGGTAGTCGGGCTGGATCACAGAGCGGTCATAGACGCGAATATCGTCAATCGACCGGATGTTGCGCCAGTCCAGAGGCTCGTCGATGCCGCGGCCGTCGTTAATCATCATCACAGCGATGGAGCCTCCGAAGAGCCGCGCCCAGCGGATGGCGGTCATGGCCGTTTCTTCCCAGTCCAGCTCGTCGAGGGCCTCCGTGTAGAAGTCCTCAATCTTCTGATCTTTGGTGCTCTCCAGCGTGAAGCCATGCTTGATGGCCTCCTCTGCGGGCGTGTCGATGATTTTCGCAAACAGGCCGTTGCCCTCGTAGTACATGGTGAGCAGTTCATCGGGAACCACGGGTTCGGCGCGGAACCGATACCCTTCCGTGGTGTCCTTGCTCGTGCCGTACTTGTTCATCATGTTCACATAGCCGTCGGCTCGGTAGGGGCGAACGGCCTTGCCAGCTTGCATCTCGATCAGGTGGGCGTACCTTTTCACGATGCGCTCGGCTTGGTCTTTGCGTCTGTCGTCCATACCCTCTCACCTCTTTCTGCTTGTTCTCAAATCAGGTTGCCGACGTTGAACGCCGTCTTCGTCTCGATCTCCGCAAATGCGTTGGCGCTTGCATCGACCATATCCTTGAACTTTCCGTCCGGGAAGTTCTCAAGCTGCGTAAGATACGCCTCGTTCCACTCGCCATACATGATGTCGAAGTTGCCGGCCTGCCATTGTGCGGCCATAGGCTCGGCTCTGGCCTCTTTACTGCCGCTTTCAGCGACGGCCGTAACGTCGAAGCCAGACAGGAACTTGATGTAGGACTCTGCCTGCTCTTTACCGGCTTGGCCGGGGTCTTTCGGCAGGCGGATGCGGACGCGCTTGTACGCCGCACGGTCTGCCTGAGCAGTCAGTTTTATCGTCTTTCGCACATCGGAGGCGTTCATCTGCTTGTTGATGACGTCCGCGATGACGTACCGGCCATTCTTCCGCTTGCCCATAAGGACGCCAGCGGTGTAGGCAGGGTCGCCATTTTCGGTCTTTTCGGTTGCCGCCAAGTCCCAGCAGCGAACCCACTGGATGACGTCCTGCGGCATGATGGTCAGGATCTCGCCAAGCTGCGTTCTCTTGAAGAACAGGCCGGCGGCGGCCCTGATCTTCCAGTTGCCTTTGAGAAGCCGCTCACGCTGGATGACCGACAGCGCCTTCAGGTTGGACAGGTAGCCGGGGTCGATACGCAGCAGCTCTTGGTTGTCGTACACGGAAGACATGATGAACGTCACCGACTTCGGCTCGTTCTTCTCTTCCGGTGTGGTCAAATTGAAGCGTTCCCAGAGTTCCTCTCTGGTGTCCGCCCAGTAAACGACCTCGTCACGCCGAATCATGTAGCGAATGAGGCCCGAACGCTCAGGAATGGGGTAGCCGGTGTCTTGGTCGATCCACCACGAAATGAACTTCGCAACCCAGCTATCAGCGTCAGGGTTGCAGGTCGCTCGAACGAACGGCCTGACGCCGCAGGTCGAACGGTTACGGGACAGCATATAGAAGAAAATCTCCTCGCTGAAATGCGTCAGCTCGTCGAAGCCGATCTCGCAGATCTGAGCGCCCTGCCAGTTGTCCAGCTCTTCCGAACGCTCGATGTGCGCGAAGGACACCTTGGAAACCTCGTTGCCGTCCTTGTCTCGAAACGACCATGTGCCGTCTGAGATTTTGCGCTGTGCCCCGTTGATACCGTGGTACATCTTCTGGGCTTCATCCCACAGACCGCCTTGGGCGAAAATCTGCTTGTAGTTCTTCCTGAAGATCGTGCAGCCGAAGCCCTTGACATTCTTGTATCTCAATGCCGACAGCAGCAGGCCGTAGGTCTTGCCGCCACCGGCCGCTCCGCCGTAGATGCAGATGTCCGCAGGGGTTGCAAGAA